CCGCATTTGTACTTATCCATGTTGTTCCTGAGTCATCCGTCGTCAACGAAGCTGGTCTATAATAGTAATGTAATTCTACTGCAAAACTGCTGCTAGGTGTAGGTGCTACGATAAAAGTATCTACATCAAATTGAGCATAATAGATGGGAGACCCTGTTGTAGACGGATTAGGAGTATATTCTTGCAAGAAATTCACATCTTTTTGTAATAAAAAAACATTTTCATTACTGGCGTTTACATAGGATAAGGAGTGTGTGGCCTGATAATCAGATGGCTTTTCTAAAAATTTATTACCACTAGTTAGAGAACCTGTTACGTTTTTCCTAAAATAATCTAAATCTACAGATTTAAAAATTCTTTCTTCTGCGTTTTTTATGAAAAAAGGTATTTCAGCAACAAAAGTGGACTCATCATTTTCTGTCCATTCTTTTACAGACGCTGTTAAAGTTGTTAAAGTAAAACTCATGTCACACTCACTGTTACTTGCCCAATACTAGCCGTAACCTCATAACTTTCAAGTTTTTTTGGTATATGACTATCGCCATACGTTGGTTTATCTATTGGGTTTCTTGTAAAAACTAAAAAATTTACAGGAACAGTAGGATTATTGGGTCTTGCGTTTTTTATAGCTTGTCCATCAGTTGGAACTTTGAACGGACCTAGTTGAGGATGTTTTCTTTCAAACTCATCCGGTCCGACTAATGATCCATTCCACTCAAGCCTCATCTCCCGTAAATTATATTCCATACCAGACCTGTCTGAGATACCTTTAGCAAATTTACCTGTTGCAAAACTACCCATCAGTTGCTCCTAAAATACGCATATTGAGGAGTAACCGTAAAGCTAGATCTATCTCTATCTTCACCAATCGCTCTCTCAAACTCTTCTTCATACACAACCTTTAACATTTGTGTAAGTTGTGGGTTTTTCTTTAAAGACAGGTAATAAGCCAGTCCAGCTGTAAGACACGGGTAAAACCTAAACGGTATTTCTAAAGTATTCACAGGCGTATCTGCGTCTTGTATTCTTGTTAAAGCATCATAAACTATTACATCTGTGCTATTTTCGGGCGCAGGCCATATCTTTAAATTAGGCGTGATCTGCCTATCTAAAAAAAATTGTGTTGTTCTGCCAGTAGATGTTTTGTTTGGTATTGATAAATAACTATCACGACTTACTCTGCTTAAAGAAAAATCCGTTCCACTACGTCTTACTACGGCCGACAATATGTCAATAACATCGGTGCCTAAAGAATATTCCGTGTCCGCCGCTGTGACAGTCTGTGTTCTCTGCTCAATAGTCCATTGGTTAAGACCACGGTTAGCCCACTCAGCAAGCATAATATTTAAAGATCTCTTTGCCGTTTTCAGATCATAACCCGTTCTAACTTCAAGACCACAACGCTCGAAGGCTTCCTCGATATATTCAGCTACGTCTAATTCAAAATTAGTTGATGAAGAAGTTGTCATATCTAATCCTTATATAAATTATCAAACGTCACTGTTGGGTCCATATAACTATTATCACATTCTGCATTATGAATCCACTGGCTTGGTTTAAAATCAGGAGCGCCCTCACCCGTTTCCCATAACGCAGGGCTTGTTGCACGAACCCTGTTATTAGGTAAGGCTACTATATTTCCTGTCCATTTACCAGCGTCAGTTAGTTCTATAACATGACTTTGTTTATGCTGTGCCGGATCATCTGCAATATCAGACTCAGTATAATCTACTGTAAACAAGTACTTACCTGTATAAAACTCACCATCTATCTTGCATTTCCAAGGACTAGAGCTGACTCTGTCCAGTTTAATTACAGAGTGATGATGTGAGCTACAATCCCAAGGCTGTACTAAATGTACAGGCATAGGCTCTGGCCACTCTTCTAGTGGCGTATCAGCAACAAGAGCTGTAATAGGCATCCTAGCCCACATAGCTCCGCCGTTGATATTAGTGCTTTCATCAAAGTCTGACTCACAACCAGTAAAGATCATTTGAAAACTCAAACACCTGTCAGGAACCGTAGTTACAGCAATAGCCATTGCATGTAAGTAATCGCCATGATGTTTTTCATGGTTGTGAGTATATTCTCTTCGCACCCAGCATTTAAAATGCGGGATGTTGCTTTGTAGATAAGGCACTTAGGCTCTACCGCCTCTTTTCATTTTTTTTATAGCGCCGCCTTTTGCGAAGCCCTTTTTCCTCATACCAGCCATACCGCCGCCCATCATCTTCTTAACGGCACCGCCTTTGGCATAACCTTTTTTCTTCATGCCTGCTACGCCACCCGCTTGCATTTTTGAATAACCTTTTTTCTTCATATTTTTTTTCTTTTTTGAATGTGCTGGCATTTTAATCTCCTTTATGCTCTAACAGCTCCTGTTGTTTGTTTTCTCTTATTTGCCATGACAACGCCACAACCCCTTGCTACAACACGCCTTGGTTTTAATTTACCATTATACGGACGTTTTGCTTTTGTCTCTGGAACACGACCACCACCGCTCATTTTTGTCACCTTAGCCGCAGGCGTATTACCCACGACAGTCTTGCCCTTAGAGCCAGCCTTCTTCTTTTTTCGTGCAGTCGATGCTCTTTGTGATTGTGTCAAACTATTAGCTTTTGCTCTAGGT